ATATGTTTCTTTGCCGCCGTAAAAATAATTCATTTCTTTATCATGAATATTTATATCATCAGGGCCTATAATAAAATATGAATCATTTACTATAAACATTAGTTTATTTAGGCCTTTTAATATTCTATCGCCTTTATTCTTCTTTATATGATAATATCTGCGTAGTCCATTTCTTGATATCTGTATTTCTAACTTATTGTTATTAACTACAATATCAGGCTCTGTAGTTATTTTATTTTGCATAGACCTTCTCACCATCCCATTAGCATCACATCCAATTCTTTCAGCTTTACAACCATTAGAGTTAAACCACAGACAAACTAATTCTTCAATTATCTGTCCGTCTAATAAATCATATAAATATTCCTCTCTTGTCCTGTTATCCCTGAAATACTCACTTATAGACCATGGAGTTGAATCTGATAATTCTTTTATTAACTTAACCATGTACTTATCTAAAATCCCTTTTACTTCTATTTCATTCAAATTCCATTTAATATGTATATCGTAGTACTTGTTATGAAATGCTGTTCGATTAGGAATTTTATATCACCCCCATTATATTTACTTAATGGGATGATGATATAGTCTAAAATCGCTGCGTTAAGGCCCTTAATAGAGAGCTGGTGAAGGCTTAATTATCGTATAGTGAATTCCTCTATAATACCTTTACTTAAGCCAGCATGTACTAACATTCTTATAATCTGAGATTTCTTTCTCTTAGTAATAATAGAAAGTTTAGCTAACACATCATCATCATAATCATATAATCTTGTCCAGGATACTTTACCTGCTTTTAGCTCTTCACTATCTAAGTTTTCTAAATAAACAATTGTTTCTTCTTTGTCTTGTACTTTATCATATTGTATGATAAGGTCCCTAAGTCCTTGTATAATCTCTTTTAACTCTTTCTTAGTAATGTCTATCATAATAACACCTCTTAATTTAATCAAGTTTTGTAAATAATAATTGTAGTAGAAAGGGGCAGTAAATTAATAATGCCCCTTCCTATACCTAAACATAATGTAATCTCTTTACAACATCGCAGGAGGAGAGAGTCCTGTTATGGATGTCTGAAGGGTAGAATGTTTCTACAAGTACCCTTCTACTTATATTAAGGTTAGTTTATTAGCTAACCAACCAGTACTGAATTGTAATACTATTACTACTATCTTTTCACTTACTGTTGGGCACAGCACTGGCCACCCAGTAGTGGTACACTGAGAAAGTTAGTAGTCGGAGAACTGGGGAGCTAGCTTTCTGCTTTGGTACTGTCAGTACAAGTAGTGTGTCTTAGTAGTAAGTCTACAAGTAGTTAACCTACGGTTAGTAAGTTCTACTGGTAGTAAATCTTAATAGTAAATCTACAAGTAGTAAATCCGACAGCAATGTTATTAGTAGTATTTTATTATTTATCAAAGTGTTTTATGAGCCGACCATTTCTTAGAGGGCTGGGGAAAACTTATAAAACCCTGGCTTACCATACCCGGAGAGAGCATTACCTCTTAGCCGAGATTAGGACCAGCATTTCTACTGGCACTATAAAAAACAATTACCTGGTTTTTAACCTATAAAAACTTGGGTACCTAAAAGGTACCTTCTACATAAACTGACTTTAGACTCACCGTCGTGAATAATACCATAAAGCCAAATCTATGTAGAAGGATACATTGTTTTAACCGACATTTCTATCGGGGTGCTATCCATACCTGGTCTTTATCCTGTGAAGACTTGGGTAATTAAAAGGCACCTTCAATCTAAAGCGACTGAAGGAATATACCACATTTCTTAGTTTATCCATAGAGGTTGATAACATTTTCAACATATGAGGGCCGGGTGGCCAAGAGCCCTAATAAAATACTTAATTCTACTTATATAGAGGTTAGTTAATTCAACCAACCCATAAATTCTATAAGTTGTTTTCTTGTGTTATTTATATAACCATACTGATGATGAAAATCTTTATGACAATCCTCACACAGTGTAATTCCATTTGATAATGCAATCCTTAACTTCGGATTACTTGCATAATTCTCTATATGATGTGCATTCAAGTTATGTCCTTTTCCACATTTATTGCAGATGTAATCATCTCTCTCATACACTCTTCTTCGCCATTCAGTATATTCTGGGTACTTTCTTTTACTGTTTAAGTCTCTTTCCTCGTCAGTCAAATTAGGATTCCATCTTGGATGTTTATCACCTAAAACGGAACAACTACGACAGCTTTTTGATTTACCATTGACTAAATTACTTCCTATAACTATTGATTCTCTACCACATGAACAACGACATAAGAAACTACTATCCTTTTTAATACTATTAATTCTATATAAGACTGTCCATTCTCCAAAGATAGTTCCATCTGGTATGGAAATGTTTCTTAAACATCCACATGATACAGACCTTCCTTCTATTAAACTGTCTCTGCTAACTACCTTCTCTGTACCACAGCTACATCTACATAACCACATAGTTTTATGTGATGTAGGTATTCTATCTGCTTTGGATAATACTAACCATTCTCCAAATCTATTTTCTGTCAGGTCTATAAAAGGTCTATTTGAACATCCACATGACTTAGATTTACCACTTATCAAATTATCACTTATAACTATCTTTTCTTTCCCACAGCTACATCTACATAACCATCTCGCAGAGCCTTTTTTAAGGTTATCTGCTCTTGATAGTACAGTCCATTCTCCAAATATTTTTCCAGTTAAATCAATTAGTTTAGTCATAGTACTATTATAATCATTATATTTAAAATGTCAAGTGTTGTAAAGTATTTAAGGGGGCTAAAAAGCCCCCTCATACTACAATTCAAGAGTTATTCTGTTATAACTCCATGCATTTCTTCAGCTCCATAGTCGAGTCCCCATTGACCATACAGCATTCCACTTCGTGCTGCACCTGCAGTGGCTTTCTCTTCATAGAACAGATTACCTTTATCAGGAACTGTACACCATACATTGCTAACGAATGGCATGTTGATGAAGTAAATCTTTCCAGCCGGTATATGAGCATCATATGCTATACCAAAATCACCAAAATCGGTTGTTAAAGTATTGATGTTTACACCACCGACTACTCTATCTCTCGGCTGAGTCTGAAGATTTAGAGAGTAAAGATTAGATATTTTGATTTTGGCCGCAGAACCGCACCAAATAACTACACCACTCAAGTCAACACCAGCATCAGCCATTGTTGCTAAATGGTTATCTACATCATCTTTATCAAGAGTTGAAATACCACTTACAGTAGTAGTAAATGTAGACACAGCATTAACCAAACCATTAGTCATGGCAGCCACAGCAGCACCAGTTGACCTTTGATAAACACCATTCCATGCAGTGTAATTTAAATCAGTGTAAATCTGTTTCAGGCAAGCCTGTATATTATGATTATGAACATCATCAATAGCATTGATTCCATCTATTGAACCATAATCACTGGAATTACCAATAAGTTTGTTGTAAGAACTTAACATCTTGTATGTAGTAGAAACATCATACTTTACTATTTGACAAGTGTTAACATTTTGGTCCCTCGTGTAATTCGACGGAGTACTCTGTGAAAGAGCATCCGTTTCAGTAATCTCCTGTTGTGTACCACTTGCAATGGTCCAAGATGAGCTAAGAGCAAAATCAAAGTTGCTAACCAACCTTGCACTCGAACCTAAAGCGGATATGAAAGGAATATTACCATTCCCAAGCATGAATAGTTCCCCAGCATACTGAGGAAAAGTTTCTGTAGAAGCAGTAGCCATAATGTCTACCTCCTATATTGTTTTATTTATTTTATCTTGTTTCAGTTTAATTAATTCATTTACATCTTTATTCTTTATTGCTTTTTGAATCCTACCATCGTAAGACAAGTTAGTTACAAATTCTCCTTCAAATGACCCTGTTCCCTTTTTTCCAGAATTTAAATAAAACCTTGGTTTGCTTCTTTTAAATTCATTCTTGAAAAAGTTAACAACATTTTTACCGGTGTGATTTCCATCTTTATCAACTACAACCACACTGTCATCATCATCTAAGTCGAAATTTGTCTTTGTTATAGCTACCACATCATCTATGTAGTCAGGGTCAATACCAGCAGAGATAGCAGCAGTCTTTATTTGACCATGCATTTTCATAGTATTAATTGTAGCCTTAGCTAACTTTAATTCATTTTTCAACTCATCTGCATCAGGGTCCTGTTCCCCATCACCCTTATTTTTAGCCAATTTCTTCTCTAAATCTTTCTTAAGCTTCCTTTCTTTGGCTAAGGCAGATTTTAATCCATCTATGTTGATTTCAAACTTCCCGTCTGAGTTTTCAACATATAATCCTTGATACTTCTCATCAACACCATCTAAATTATCTAATATTTCTTCTAATGCCATAGTAATAACCTCCCGTTATTCGATTCTTGGTTTTCCTGTGTCGAGATTCTCCTCTTCACCAGTTCCTACTACTTGTTTACCATTCTCATCAATATATGGTTTTGATTCTGGTAATTCTTCTTCTATTTTCTCTTGTTTTAGTAATTCTATGTCCTTACTACTATCAAAATCAGGAGATAGGACACCTCTTCTTTTCATTTCCTTATGAAAACTTGGTAATGAAATACTTCTATTTTGTCTCATTTTCAATAAAACATTACTTTCTGAGCCATCTCTTAGTTGTAATCCAAAATCAACATTAACTATTGCTTTACCTGATTTTTCAATATCTTCCCAATCACACATGATGTTGTTTACTTTTATTATCATTCCTTGTAATCTAACAGCTAAGTCTTGTAAAGAACAGTTTATGTCAGATATATCAAGTGCTTTAGCTGTTGCTGTGCCACTGGGATTCTTAGCATTAAGTAACTCTAAGCTTTCTACCATCATTCTATCTTCTAAGTCTCTTATTTCTTGCATGCCAGCTTCTATAGCTTTACCAGTGTGTTCAACATATTGAAGGTCGCTTCCGTCAGGTCCCATTACAGCTGATTTAGCTCCGATAGGCAGAGTATCACCTTCATTAAACCCAGTACCGAATAAGATAGGAACTCTTGCCACATGAGTTATATTCATTTGGTCTGATAAAGATTGCCAGTGAGCTCTATTCAGATTTGCTAAGTTTTGTAAAGGACTTACACTTCCAAAGAATCCAATCTTTTTTCCATACAAAGGAACAAGTGGTATATAGTTTAATGAAGTTTCTCCTTCATCAAACAGAATCCAATTATTTTTATCATCTTCTCTGAATAATTGCCAAGAACCAGGATATAATACTCTTATTTGTTGTATTGTTTTCACTCCCCAAACACCATCAGGAACAGTTACAATTTCAAGTATATGTGCTCTTATTAATACTTTTCTACTATTTATCACACCAGGTACAGCATTTATCACCTGTTCTGCTTTTATATGAACACAGTACGGTCTAAAACCAGCATCTAATTCATCTGCTAAAGTTAAATCATCACTGCTATTAGGATAATCTACATAAACATAACTAATACCCTTAATAAGCATGTCTCTGAATACTTCTTTATAGAAAGCATCAGCATTATTTCCTTGTAAATCAATATTATTGTTATAGTCTAATATAAGTTTATTAGTATCATCACTAAATATGATAGGTTTCTTGAATACTCTACCTGTATGATTTTCAACGGCCCAAGCAAAATAGTTTTTTAATGTTGAACGAGACAGCCTATTATTATATTGACTAACTGTTTCCAATGGTTCTCTTGGTAAATAAGTTAGACCAGCCTTCTTCATGGCATCTTCACCACCCATAAGTGTTATAGGTAGTTGCCATTTCTCATGCATAGTATCATATATATCTGATGTACTATCAACTGTATTATTGTTTATAATTGTATTTATTGTTGTCATAAATACCCCCTATATTAGTAATTCCTGTGTTTTTAATGGTGGCCTAACTGTCTGACATACATAACGAGTTTCATCTGCTATATGGTCTTCCATATCAGTGCGTATATCTTCCATATCTTTGTCATCTCTTAACAGACTTGGAATTGTTCGTATCCATTCTCTACATGTTTTGAATACCCATAATCCAGGATTCTCTGGTATTTCTTTTGCTGCTTCAGCCATCAATCCTCTCATAGATTGCCATCCAGCAATTCTCTCATTATCAGCTGGCTTAAAGGGAAGTCTTCTAACCTTGCTAAACTGCTTGAATATACTTGGGCCAGACTGGTCTCTAAATATACTTGGGTCAGCAACCCATTGTATCACATCTAAATCTTTTGTAAGGTCATAAATACCAATAGCCATTTCTTCATTAGTTAGCTTCAATCCTTTATCAGGAATAGTCCTTCCTCTACTGTCTCTTTCTACTATATACCATTCTTTAACTCTTATTATAGAACCTCTTGGAAAAACTCTACCATCTGGTAATGCTACACCATTACTCTTAGCCCATATACCTAAGGAAGCAGGCTTCTGTGAGCCCCAGTCGAGAGAAATGATATACTTCCATCCGGTTGGTACTTTGAATGGCTCTATAATGTGTTTATCAGGGTCCCAAACACCATCAAAGAAACCACCAGCTGCTATATCCCAATTTCCTTCTAACCAAGCTTTTCTCTTTTGTACATTCTCTATACTTGATAAATTCTTTATATAATCAGGGTCAGCTTTACATAGTATCTTATTCTCTTTTAAACTGCCATGTATTCTAATTCTTATTTGTCCAGAACTATTTATAATCTTTGTAAAAGCAGGTGCTGGGTCAATGAAATACTGTTTTACCCAACCATGTCCAGCCCCCCAAGGATTACATGTAGACCTATACTTAATAGGTACTCCTATTATACTACATCTATTACATGCTTTCATACTTTCATAGCATTCAATCGTTGGCCAGTTTGTTAATTCCTCCCAACCAATCCATGGGTATTCATGTCCATGATAATTCCAATAATCATCAGCTCTTTTCATATGTCTAAATAACAATTCTTCACCATCAGGAAACACCCATTTATTTACACCATTGGAACCTAAAAACTTCGCATCTGGAAATACTTGTGTATAGTACTTTTTTGTTCTACTAATTACATCAGTTAGCTGTGGAAAGCTTTCTCTAAATAGTATTCCTCTATATGCAGAGCCATACCCTTTACCAACATTCTGTAAGAAATCAATTATCAGAGCATCTGTCTTACCTGGTCCTCTTGTTCCTTCATATAAAACTTCCCAATAAGGACATGTGATAAAGGCTGTTTGGCTTCCAGGCTGTGGCATCCAAGCAGTATTATTTGTTTTCATTTTCCCAATACTCTTCCCATTCTTTAGGAGATGCTTTGGGTAATAAAACAATAGGACTACTATTAGAGTGTTCTATTTTCTGTGATACTACGAAATCCCCCTGAGCTTTACCAAGAAGCTTAGATGCTTCTAATCTAATATTTCCTGAGAAAGAAGGGTCATTCATAATTTTTGTCCACAGCCTTTGTCTGTCATCACTATCCGCTATTGCTTTATCTGTTATATTTCCACCACTTCTATAAAATTCTATCTGTTCTGTAATTCGTTGGTTATCTCTAAGTTTAGTAAGGGATTGTCTTTTACTTGCAGGCGAGTATCCCGCTTCTAAAACTGCTTGTAACTCAGACATCCCGTCAGCTACTAACTTAGCAAATTTTAGTTGCCTTGCAGTTAATCTATTCAACATAATTTAT